GACTCGCCGCCCTGCAGGATCCCCACCCGCTCCGCGAAGAGCGTCACCGTCACCTCGTACGGCATCCGCGGATCAGCCGGGACCACCACGTTGATGTCGTTGGCCGCGATCAGCCACGGGAACGGCTCGCCGTCGACGAGCAGCTGCTTGCCGCATTCGATCTCGATCAGCTTCGCCATCTCCACCTTCGTCATGGTCACAGTCCTTTCAGTAGCGCGTTGGTATCCGCGTTGTGCCGCCGCGACTCCCAATCCGTGGTGTGGACGACCGCGCGGGCACGGTTCCGGCCCGGCTGCACATACGACTCGTAGCCGTCCGCACCAAGCGACGCATTCGCGGAGTCCCGCGCGCCGTCGGCGTACTCCTTGAGCGCGGCCTGCACCTCGCCCGAGTTCAGGACCGCGCGGATACCGGCCCGGTTCATCTTCACCCGCACCCTGCCCATCAGCCGTCCCTCCTTTCTACGTTCACGGGCCGATTCCACTGGCCCGGAGTCAACGACCCCAGAAACGGTCTGGGGTCCCCGACGACGTGGAACTCTTCCCCGCGGACCCTCACCCGGCACCCCCGCAGCGACCTGGTCCAGGTCTTCGGGAAGTCGAGCCGGTACACGAGCTCAGTGCCGTCGGGCCGGTTCGATTCCATCTCATCCGAGGTCGAGGCCGGCGAGACGAGCACGTCGTCGACCGTCTCCTCGACCTCGGTGTAGATCGGCGTGTTCCCGGCCCCGCGCCCGACCTCGGCGCGGTGGATGACGACGACGGTTTCGCCCTCGAGTAGCCCGTCGAGGAGCCAGCCCAGCTCACTCATCGTCATCGTCGTCGCGTCCGAGGAAGCTGATGTTGCCCGCGCGCTGCGCCCGGCCGAGCAGGGAGCGGCGCTCCGAGCCCGACAGGTAGATGTCCCCATCCGGGTTCGCCCATCGCACGGTCGCCTGGTAGGCCCCGGCGCCCTGCTGGACGGACTCGGCGCCGTCGACCGGGCGAGGAGTCATGGCCCGCTTCACGATGCTGCAGACGATCCGCTCGAGCGTCAGAGCTGACCGGTTCGCGGCCTGCGGGCACTCGTCCATGATTAGCTGGGACGCGTCCGCGAGGAGCTTCTCGGCTCGTGGCTTCTCGTCTTCGCGGAGCGTGCGCCCGCGGTCCTCCAGGTCCTTGACCGTGGCGAACGGGATCTCCGGGAACGGCATCGTGGGGCCTCCTCTCAGCCGAACGGCTTCGCCGCGCGACTCCGAGTCGTCTTCGGCTTCGCCTCGGGCTCGTCCTCGATGGCCTCCGGTGCCTCGACGACGTCGGCCTCCTCGGCCACCAGTTCGGGGTCGGGCTCGTCGCCCGGCAAGACCACGCCGTGGACCCGATAGGCGCCCAGCTCGGCGAGCTGCTCGTCAGCGACCTCAGCGGCCCCGTCGATGAAGTGGATGCCGAGGTGTGGGATGGACAGCGACGGCTGCGTGCACGTGATCCTCGTCATGGCGATCACGGCTTCGGGGTGGTCGTCAGGACGGCGTGCTTGCGCTCGTTGCCGTAGATCAGGCCGATCTCGCCGTAGATCTGGACCTTGTCGGAGGCGCCGGTCTTCGCGAGGGGCTCGGCGAAGAAGTGGCCCTTGCCCGGGATCTCCAAGAACGCGGGCTTCAGGTCCTCGAGCGAGAGCGCGAGCATCTTGTTGCCGGGCATGTACCGCGACAGCATGATGTTGCACTTCCCGAAGTCCGTCTCGATCGTCTGCACGTTCACGCCGCCGACGTTCCGGGTGGACTCCTGGTAGTTCGCGTCCTTGATGAAGATCTTCGACAGGCGGCGCTTCCCGCGGGCGTTCACGATCAGGGTGCGGGTCTCGCCCTCCTGCAGGCCGCCGTTCTCCCACGCCTTCTGCATCAGGTCACCGATCGTGTCGGCGGTGACCCCATCCCAGCCGAACGGGTCGAGCCCCGCAGCGGTCGCAGAGGTCGGCCCGGCGAGCGCGTTCGTGGCGACCGCAGCGAGGAGACCGCGGGTCTTGCGTGCGGTGTCGTTGTTGCTCGGGTTCGCGTAGGTGCCGGTGACGAACGTCTTCTCGACGTCGCGGGCGATCTGCTTGAAGTGCTGCGCGAGCTGCCACGCCAACTCGTTGGCCGGCAGCTGCGTGTTCCCGAGCTGCACGATGGCCGCGCCGCTCGTGTTCAGCTGCTTCGTCGCACCCTGCTTCGTGTACGAGATGGAGACGGCCTCCTGGCGGATCTCCAGCACGTTGAAGGCCTTGTAGCGGGTGCGCTCCTCGGCGGCGGGCGCGTCGGCGCCCTCGAGGCGCTGACGGTCGTCGGCGGCGTCGCGCAGGTCGTAGCCCTGCCACTCGAACAGCGTCGACGCGACGGACTCACCCGAGGTGAGGCCGCCGATCATCGACAGCAGCGGCGTGTCCTCCGGCGACGCGCCGAACAGCTCGCCGGTGTAGTTGGGCAGGTTGTAGGTGGTTCCCATTCCGTCAATACGGGGCATGGTGTTTTCCTTTCAGGATTTAGGGCGTTGCAGCGCTCAGCTGCATCGCCTTCAGAGTCGCGACCAGGGCCTTCTCGCCCGCCTTTTCGGCGGCGGCGATCTGATCGGCGAGGGGGATGTTGCGGGTCTCGGGCACGCGCCCGATACCGGGTACCGGAGGCGCCTTCGGCGCACCGGGGGTGGCTGGCGGGGTCACGGCGGCGAGGCGGGCAGCGAGTCGCTCCATCTGCTCCTCATCACCCGACAGCAGCGCGGTGTCGTCGTCGGACAGCTGGTGCTTGCGTGCGACTCGCTCGCGCGCCAGCTCCTGCCGGGTCAGCTCGGCCTCGCGCTGCGCCTTCGCGGCGGCATCGGTGGCCTTCTGCAGCTCGGTCTTGCCCGCGTCCTCGATAGCCTGGAGCCGGGCCTCGGCGGCTTCGGCTCGGCGCTGCGCGTCGCGCGCAGCCTTCCGCTCGGCCGCGAGGGCCTTCTTCCCGGCCTCGCCCAGCCCGTCCTCGTCGCCCGTCGCGGGCGGCTCGTTGGTGGGCGGGGTGCCGTCGGCAGCCGGATCGGCTGGTGGGTCCTCGGGGCCCTCCATCACGAACCCACCGAACAACTGTCGGTGGATGCTGATGATCTCGGCGAGGTCAGCGGGCATGACAAACGGGCCCATCGCGGGCTCCTTCCAGGTTGGGTGCCCCGTCGCGGGGCACAGAAAAACCCGCAAGGACGTCCTTGCGGGCTTGGGCTGGTCGGCGGCTAGGCGGTAGCCCGGCGCGCTTCGGTTACCAGCGCAGCAGGTGCTGCGAGATGGCCTTCGTCGATCGCGTAGAGAAGCGCGTCGAGCGCTGAGCCGGGCTCCCCGTACGACAGCAGCGAGGTGACGTCCGAGCGGGTTGCTCGATCGAGGTCCGCGACGACGGAGGCGAGCAGGTCGAATGCGAGGTCCTCGACCTCGTGATCCTCGACTACTTCGGCTGACATGTCACCAGCCTACCAGCGGGACCCGGCCATAGGGCACTGGTCGATGTTCCAGCACGCCGCCCACCAGTTTCGTGCGCGCTACGCCGTCGCCGTCAATCGGATAGGCCGTCTGGAGTTCTCCGGTGCTGACCTTAAGTCGCACCTCAATGCGTACCCGGTCCACCTCGCCGACGGCGACCAGGAACGGACCACGTCGCTGAACACGCCGGGGCGAGGTCGTCACTTGGTCGATCGCTTTGATGATGCGTTCGTCGTCCCATTCCTTGGGGAACACCGTCTTGTTCGCCCGCCGGGTTGTGTAGCGGTGCCCGCCGCCCTTCTTGTCGCCGTCGAGCACATGGCGGTAGAGCGTCTCGTCGCCGCGCGGTGCGGCGCGCGCCCATGGCGAGTCGTTGAAGGTCCCGGCCTCGCGCATCCTCGCCACGATCGTGTCCGGCGTCGACGGCAGACCGGCCGAAACCGCGTCGGTGGCGGCCTGCTCGTACGCGTCGATCCACCGCTGCTCCTGCTCGGTTGGCTCCCAGTCGTCGACGATCTCGGTCGCGACGCAGCCACAGAAGTTGTGGTACTTCTTCCCGAGCCTGGTGGTCAGCGCGGTCTTCTCCGAGGTGTAGCCGTCGTCGAGGTAGCCGCGGGTCGCGAGCATCCCGCACCAGGTGCAGGGGTCGCCGTCGGGGACACGGCGCCAGCGCCGGCCCGCCGCCGAAGCCGACAGCTCCACGGTCTCCCGGCCGCCCATCTTCGCGCCACGATCAGCCCACACCGCGTGCTTCTCGATCGCCCGAGCCCGGGCGCCGGGGTCGTCGAGGCGGTCGAGCGCGCCCATGGTCGAGACGACCCGGGCACCGGCTTCGGCGAGGTCGAATTCCGCTCGAACTACTGGGCCGGGCGGGACGCCGTGCGCGGCGCGCAGCTCGGCGACGTGCCGGGCCGCGATCCCCGCGGATGCGTCGAAACCGAGCTTCTCCGCGCCGAGCAGCGCCACCTCGAACTCGTCGAGGGTCAGCCTGCCGGCGGCAAGCTCGCGGCCCAGCTCCAGGACCAGTGCGGCGGTGGCCGCACCGTTGTTGATCTGCGCCAGCCGGTAACGCCTCAGCATCTCCCGAAGTGCCGCCGCGGACAGCGCCACGGCGCTAGCCTTCGAGCTTCGTCGCGTCCGCCTCCGGGAGACGCAGCGACACCGGCACCGCGCCGGTGAACTCGATGTCGTCGAGCCCGGCCCGGGCCGCGGCATCCGCCGGAGCGACACCGGCACGGATCAGGGAACCGAGCGCGTCAGCCTTTGTCTTCACGTCCGCCCCCCATCACCGGCCTGGCGTCCGATCACGTCAGCAAGCCGATCGATCCCGACCGGACCCATCTCCGCGCGTTCTCGCTGGAACCGCTCGATCTGCTGAGGTGTGAGCCCGATCAGCTCCATGCCGACGGTGGTCTCCGCCAGGCCTGGGACGGCGGCGACCTGCTTCGCCCCGGCGTCGGCTACGGCCGCGAGGGTTGGCCGGTTCGGTGGCCGCCACACCAGCTGCACGTCCCGCAGCTCTGGCGGGGGCTCGGTGAGGCGGTCGCGGATCATCAGCGCCGTCCCGAACGCGCGCTTCAGCGCGGCGCCGTAGACCTGGTGCTGCCCCTCGGCGTGACCGATGGTGTCTTGTCGGGCTTCCTGCTTTGCGCCCTGGCTCTCGGGGTTGTCGGTCGCGATACCCAGAGACCCGAGCGGTACACCGGTGTGGCCGGAAAACTCGGCCGCCAGCTGCCGCATCACCGCGATGTGCGGCTCCGGTGACTCGGCGGTGACCTTCTCCAGCTTCGGCAGGTCGCCGTCCTCGTCCTTGGTCAGCGTGTTGATCCGGTCGAGGAACCAGGACCAGCGCGACTTCTCGAACGCGTCCTCGCCGACGCCGAGGAGGATCAGCTTCAACGCGGAGAACAGCTCCGCGTGGATCTCGAGGCGGGCCGCTCCGCGCATCGCGCGGTCGGTGATCGACATCACGCCGCGGTCGATCCGGGAGCGACCGAACGGGCGCTCCAATGATGGCCGGTACGGCAGCGGCTCCATCGGGATCCGCTCACCCAGCCCAGTCGGGGTCACAGCCTCGATGTACCAGCCGTTCGCCCCCGCGGCGCACTCGACGACCTCGCCGGGGACGAGCAGCAGCAGCCGTGTGGGGCGCTGCAGCTTGTCCGCCTCGAGGAAGATCAGGCCTGCGGTCAGCGCGCGTCGACGACGCGACCACAACCCGGTGGCCCAGAGCGCGGAGTGGAACTGCAGCAGCACCTCGACGTCTGGGTCCGGGGTCGTCGTGACGAACGCCAGCGACTGGGACAGGCTGGAGGTGACGGCTTGGGGGAACTCGATCGCGAACTGGTTGTCTGCGAGCAGGTCGCCGAGGCCTAGCGGGTTCTGGTCAGTGCCGGCGAATCCGTCGAGCACGATCCGGCTCGCGAGCTCGTCAACGGCCTTCTGTGGCCAGCCGACCACCACCTCAAGCCGGGAGACCAACTCGGGCGGCAGCGCGGCGCCGAGGTCCTTCAGCCGCGTCCTGAGATCGAGATAGACAAGGCGTTCGTGGTTACGGGCCCGCTTTGCCGCCCATTGGGCAACCAGCTCGTTCAGGACCTGCTGGTCCTCGTCGGCCAGGCCCAGCACCTGGGGGGCCGCGAACGGCATCACGAAGTTCCACGTGCTCACGTCTGGCTCACCTCGCTTTCACCGATCGCCCGGGGCGTCGCTTGTTCGTCCTCGCCGCCCACAACGCCACGCTGAGGGCTTCCATCGGCAGCCGGTCGCCGTCCGGGCTGGTCGAGATCCATCGCCACCCCGAGGGGGTGATCTTCCGGTCCGACACCTTCACTGACAGCTCGAGCGCGTCACTGGGCTGGCCAGCCGGCACGGTCACGTTCCGGGAGTTGCAGATCGCGTCGTGCAGCATCGCGTTGCCGGCGAAGTACTCCGGTGTCGTGAGGACCCGCAGCACACGCTCAGGCACCTTCCGGTTCCGGAGCTCCTGTTTCAAGGCCTTCGATGTACCACCGCCGGCGATCGCGATCATCCCAATGTTGCACCACCTGCCCTCGAGCCAGTCGGCGAGCGCGGCCAGGTTCACCGCGCCGATGTCGATCAGCTCCAGATGGACCCCGCCGTCGTGTTTCACCGCACCGGCCAGGGCTCCCTGGCTGGAGTCGAGATCGAACACGACCCCGAGGCTGCGCACACCGTCGACCGGTGGCGCGATCGTCGTGGACGCCGTCGTCCAGTCGTCCACCGGAATCAGGCGGGTGACGCCGTCGCGGGACGGATCGTCCCACCAGCCGAGACACTCGCGCGCGAAGTCGGCCGGGGTGAGCTCCTGGCGCATGTCCTCGATCGTCTCCAGCGTGATCCGCCCCGTGCTGAGGGTCGGGTTTGCCTTCGTACGGAGCTCGAGGTCGTCGAGCGCACACCCCTCCTCGGAATGGTCCTTCGGATGAGCGCACCGCGGATTCGCGCAGCGCCGCCACGGCGCCAGCCACTCGGCGTAGAACATGCGCGGGGACGACCCCGCCCGGCCACGGTCCCGGACGTCACGCAGGACCTCCGAATCGGCCATCCCCGCCGACGACCCGTACAGCACCTGCCCTTCCGGGCGGGTCAGCATCGTCGGCAACAGCGACGCGGTATGCGCGGGCTGCAGCGCGAAAGCCTCATCCAGGATCACCTTGTCGCCCGTTAGGCCACGACCGCCAGTCAGCGTGCGGGCCCGGAAGCGGATTCGCTGTCCAGACGCGAACTCGATACGTTCCTGCCCGTTTCCGCCGTACACGCCCTCGTTGCTGCCGGGCATCAACCGGCGCCGCAGCGCCGGAGCCCGCTCGATCAACGCGACCAGGTCCCGCTGAGCCTCCAGAGCCGTCGGCAGCTCGTGCGCCGACCACACCACCAGCTGCTGCTCGGTCACGTAGATCCAGCCCAACGCAGCCTGCTTGAACAAGCCCGTCTTCAGGTTCTGCCGGCAGCAGATCACCGCCGTCGAGAACGCCGCAGGCAACCCGTCGGCGCGGATCGCGAAGATCCGATCCAGCAGCAGCTCCTGCTGAGGGTCCGGCGCGAAGTCGGCGGCCGCGCACAGCTCGGCGACCAGCGGCCCGTAGGTCTCGACGTAGGTCGGGCCGGTCAGGTAGTCCGGCTCAACCAGCCGCCGCCGCGCTAGCTTGACGCTGCTCACGCTTCCGCCTCACCTCATCCACGATGTCCTCCGGCGCCCCGCCCACATCAGGCTCGATGACCTCAGGGACCGGCGCCGCTGGGCCGAGCGCCTCAGCCATCACGACCCGCAACTCGCGCGACAACGACGACAGCCCGGCCTGCCCAGGAATCGACATCCGCCTGGCCAGCTCCAACGCGAGCTGCCCCGCGTAGCTGTCCACCGCGCCGGCGCTCTCCAGATCGGCGGTCACAGCGCGCACCAACGCGCTCGCCGGGGCCCCGCCGGTAGAGCGCCGGGACTGCATCCGACACCTGTTCGAGCAATACTTCGCCGACGACCGGACCGCGTCGAACGTCGCAGCGCACACCACACAGGAGATCTTCATCGCCACCTCCTGGACCAATTGGCCGGTCGAAACATGCCCCTTCACCCGGGGAGAGAAACCGGCCCTATCCGCTCTGAGGGCCGCGGGGCCCCCGGGGGAGGGGGTGGGCCCCTGGTCACCAGTCGACGAGGCAGGTGACCGTGGGGTCGGTGCGGCTGTTGTGGCGCGCGGCGTGCTCGGCGAGCGTGCGGTCGCCCTTCTCCGCGTTGCAGTCGCGGTGGGCGAGGTGGCAGTTCGATCGGTCAGTGGGTGAGCCCCCGCGGCTGACGGGGATGTCTTCGTCGATGACGGGTGAACGTGGGTGCCAGGTGCCGTCTGGGAGTTGGCCGAGCGTCTTGTCGACGAGCTGTTCGCAGATGATGCAGCGGTCTTCTTCGGTGAACACGCGTTGCTTGAGTTGGCGTCGTCGGTGGCCGTTGGCCTTGCGGGCGTTCATCAGCTGATGTGGATGCGCATGGCGTCGAGTGCGTCGGTGAGGAGTCCGCGGGTGATGAAGCCTCGTTGGCCGTCGGCGGTGAGGATCGAGAAGCTGGCTTCGTCGTCGCCGTTGTCGTCGATGACGGCGACGGTGACCCAGGCGAGCACGGGGCTGGGGTCGAGACCATCGCGTTCGCGGATGTGTGCGGCGTGGGCGCTGATGGCGTTGTCGAGCGCGGTTTTGGTGTCCATGCCGGTCCTCCGTCCGGTGGGGGCTCCCCCGGGTTTGGGAGGGGCCCCGGGGGTTCGATTGGTGCCCCCGGGGGTTCGGATAGGCCCCGGGGATGCGAGGAACCCGCCTCGCGAGCGGTGGCTCTGAGCGGGCGGGTTCGGGGTGTCCTGTTTTTGGGCGCGGGGTGCGCCGCTGAGTCTCACGGTAGCAGATCAGCCGTTGTGTGGCGATCTGACGACCTCGGAAAGCGCGGGGGTAGTCGTGTCCACGTCGGGGCCTGCGGGGCTGGGAGCGGCGTTCCTGGCGCTGCTGAGGCGTGCTGCGGAGACCGCGACCCAGATCTCGCCGAGGTCGTAGCGTGGCTTGCCGTCGTCGCCGAGGATGCGAGTGAAGCGTCCTTCCTTGACCCAGCGGAAGAGCGTGGCTCTCGGATGGCCGGTCGCTTGGGCGGCCTCCAGGATGGTGACGGGCTTGACGGTGGCCCAGCGTCCGCAGTGGTCGCACCGGAAGCCGAGGTAGGTGTCGCGGAGCCTGCCTGCGTGGCAGCGTCCGCAGACCGGGTCGGGGTCGGGTGCGCCGTCGTATTCGTCGAGGATGTGCGTGACGGCGGTGTAGGTGCGCGTGGTGAGGGACAGGATGTCGTCGGAGTACTCGGGCCACTCGTCCCAGTGGGTCTCGGCCCAGGCTTGGAGGTCGCGCTGCCGCAGCCACATGCACAGCTCGGCGATGGTGAGCCCGTCGGCGAGCGGCTGCAGCGGGATGGCGTCGGCGTCGATCACCTCGACCTCGAGGGCGGCGGCCCAGGTGGCGAGCGCCGGCCTGATGCCCATCCGCTGCGCCGGGATCGCTCCGCGGGGTCCGAAGACGGGCATGGGCAGGTGGCGTTCGGTTTGGTCGAGGAGCGCGCTGATTTCGAGGCTGTAGAGCGACCGTTCGGCGGGATCTCCGGATCGTCCTGACGGGCCTGCCGACTTGCGTGGGCAGCGGAGCGCTTCGGGCAGCAGTCGTGCCCAGCCGGGCAGGTGCTGCAGGGCCCAGGTGGTTTGCTCGACGGTCGCGGTCATCGTGGCGGGGCTCCTCCGGGTTGTGCCGCGCGTGCGCGGTCTGTGGTTACGTTCTTGGTCTGGTCGGTGCTCGACCGAAGCGTTTGTCCGGCAGGAATTTCGTGACGAGGCGGCCGCGGAGCGGTCGCCTCGTGTTCCTCTCGCGGGTCGCTTAACTGAGGTTCGAAGCAGTGGTGACCATAGGTATATACGGGTCGGGTCGGGTCGGGTCGGGTCGGGTCGGGTAGAGCGGACGGCGCACCGGACACCCGCCGGACGTCCAGCCGGACGTCCGGCTGGACAAATCGCGGACACGTCGGGTCAGATGAGGCGTTCAGTAGCACGCTCAGCCTCCCTCTTCGCGGCGAGCGCGGCGCGGGCCTCAGCCTTACGCTGGCGGTCCTGTTCGCGTCTGGCTAGGGTTTCCGTCCGCGACGGCTGGTACTCGGCCCAGTCGTGGAACTGCCAGCCGCGTTCCCCGTGGCGGGTCGCGACCTCCCACAGCCCGGCCTCTACGAGCCTCTTCGCGTCGGCTGGAGTGCCCCATCGCGACAGCACCGATTTCGGAACGAATCCATCCGTCAAATTGTCGGCCGACCACGATCCAGCGAGC